GCGAATTTTTTGCGCAGTTGCGCAGCATGAAGGGCCAGCAGCGCGGCGTATCCGGCGCGGAGCTCACGATTCCGGTCGTTTTCCTGGACATGATCGCGGAGAACATGTACCGGTACTCTAAACTGCTGAACCGCGTACGCATCCGCAACGTCAACGGCGAGGCGCGACAGACCATTGCCGGTACAGTTCCGGAAGCGGTGTGGACGGAGATGTGCGGCGCGATTAACGAGCTGACCTTTGTCTTTAATCAGGTCACGCTTGACGGTTTCAAGGTCTCCGGCTACGTGCCGGTGTGCAACTCGATCCTCGAGGACAACGACATCAATCTCGCGAGCTGGATCGTAGAGATGCTTTCCGAGAGCATCGGCCTCGCGCTGGATAAGGCGATCCTGTACGGCAAGGGCGCGGCGAGCAAAATGCCGCTCGGCATCGTGACCCGACTCGCGCAGGCCTCGAAGCCCAACGATTATCCGGCAAATGCTCCGGAGTGGGTCGATCTCCACACCAGCAACATCCTCAAAGTAGACAGCACGGCCGAACCGATCACTTTCTGGTCCGCGCTGGCTGTCGCAGCCGGCAACACCTTCACACGATACAGCCGCGGCCGCCAGTTCTGGGCGATGAACAGCAAAACTTACGCCAAGCTTCGCGCAAAGCTGATCGCGTTTAATTACGAGGGCGGTCTTGTCGCACAGTTCCCGGGCACAATGCCGGTCGTCGATGGCGACATCGATGTGCTCGAGTTTATCCCGGACGGCGACATCATCGGCGGCTACGGTGATCTGTACCTGCTCGCGCTGCGCGCCGGTATGACGATCGAATCCAGCCGTGAGGTACAGTTTATCCAGGACAACACCGTTTTCAAGGGTAAGGAGCGCGCGGACGGTATGCCGGTCATCCCGGGCGCATTTGTTGCGATCAACATCAACAATGCGGCAGTCACGACCGTGATGGACTTTGCCGCAGATACCGCAAACGACGCGCAGCTTACCGCGCTGACGGTTGGCACTGAGACGCTGTCGCCCACCTTTGCGACGGGCACGTACAGCTATACGCTCGCGCCCACCGGGACGAGCGCAAAGATCGAGGCAACCAGCAGCCAGCCGGGCGCGAAGGTGGCAATCAGCTACGACGGCCAGAACGTGCGCAACGGCGGCACAGTGACATGGCTGACGGACGGCGCAGCGCATCCGCTGACGATCACGGTTACGCAGGGCAACGCGGTGCGCGTCTATACGGTCTCGGTAACAAAGTAAGAAACAAGGAGGTAAGTGACGTTGACGTTGACGGATGAAGACATTCTGGAGATTTTAAAGCTTGACCTGCAGGTTTCGAGCTCTGCGCTCGACCTGTATCTGCTTGTACTCATCGCATCGGCCAGAGCCTACATCACGCAGGAGGGCATCACGCTGACGGATACGGTACAAGATGCGATGCTCGTCGAAATGTATGCCGCTTACCTGTACCGCCGTCGGCGCGAGGAAAACGTGCAGATGCCGCGAACGCTGCGGTGGGCGCTGAACAACCGGCTTTTCAGCCAGAAAGGGACGGCAGATGGATGACCTTATTTTGCTGATCTCTGAAAGCTATCGAAAAGACGCGATCGGAAACGTCACGGTTACGGAGACAGCAACGTCGGTATGGGCGCACCTGCAGTCGGTCACGAGGGCAGAGTGGGCAGACGCCGGACAGAACGGCCTGCAGCCGCAGCTTGTCGCCGTGACGCCGATCGTAAATTACAACGGCGAGCAGATCGTGCAGATCGGCTCGGGCGAAAATGCACGTCGGTATGCTGTGTACCGCACCTACTTAGACCCGGACAACGACAGCATCGAGCTATATCTCGAGCGAAAGGCGGGTGTGGCGCGTGGCGCGGAAAATCCGGTTACAGGAGCTTGAGATTGAGATCGTGAAAGAGCTCAAGGCTTACAGCGACGAGGTCGCCGAAGGTCTAAAAAAATCGGTGAAGGACGTGGCAAAAGAAACGGTCCGCACGTTGAAAGCGACATCCCCGCGGGATACCGGAGAGTATGCGCGTGGCTGGACGTCCAAGGTGGAGTTTGAAAGCTCAGAGGACATCCGGATGCGCATATCCAACCGCACAAAGCCGCAGCTCACGCATCTGCTCGAAAACGGGCACGCAAAGGTAAACGGTGGCCGCGTGGACGGCAAGCCGCATATCCGCCCGGCCGAGCAGGCTGCTGCAGATAAGCTCGTGGGTGCTGTGAAGGTGGTGATTAAAAAATGACGCTGGAGAATGTGTGCCAGCTTTTAGAAAGCACAGGTTTGCCCGTGGTATATAGGGCATGGCCGATTAACGGAGCGCCTGAGCTGCCGTACATCTGCTATCTCGTTGCCTACAGCAACAACTTTTCGGCGGACGGCGTCGTATACCAACCGATTGATCATGTGCAGATCGAGCTTTACACAAAAGATAAAAATCCAGAAGCGGAGGACAGGGTGGAAAGCGCTCTGTCCTCACTCTTTTGGGAAAAATCGGAAACTTATATCGACACGGAAAAATGTTATCAAATTTTATACGAAGTTGAGGTGTAACAATGGCGACAAACGAAAACAAGGTGCAGTTTAACATCAAAAACGTGCACTACGCGGTGATGACCGCAGACGGCGAAACGCCGACGTGGGAAAATCCGGTCCCTGTGCCTGGCGCCGTGAATCTGTCGCTCGAGGCGAGCGGCGAGATCACGCCGTTTTACGCGGATGGCGTTGTGTACTACAAATCCAGTTCCAACAACGGATACGAGGGCGACCTCGAAATGGCTCGATTTATCGACCAGATGCTGCAGGATGTCTGGGGATACGTGCTCAACGCCACCGACAAAACGATCATTGAGAATGTAGGTGTTGAGCCGAAGAGCTTCGCACTCCTTTTCCAGATCGACGGCGACGCCGACAACGATTTGTACTGCATGTACAACTGCACGGGCACGCGCCCGGGCATTGTCGGCGCGACGAGTACGGACACCAAGGAGCCGCAGACGCAGACCAGCACGATCTCCGCGACGTCTCTCGAAAACGGCAACGTCTTTGCACGTACGACCAGTGAGACGCCGGATAGCGTTCGCAAGGCTTGGTTTACAAAGGTCTATACGCCTTCCGTCGTCGCGGCCTGAGAGGTGGAAAATTAAATGGAAAAAAGAATTCAGATCGACGGTAAGGAGGTGGGGTTTAGGGCTTCGGCCCTGACCCCGCGCCTTTACCGGCATAAAATCGGTCGGGACATGATCCAGGACCTGAACAAGCTGCAGAAGGCGTACACCAAAGCGCTGCAGGGCATCCATGCCGAAAAACCGGCAAAAGATGCGCCCACCGAAGAGCGCGAGGCATATGAAGCGCTGGTACACGAATCGCAGCTTGATGTGACCGACCTCGAAATTTTTGAAAACGCCGCCTACATCATGGCGCGGCAGTATGACGCCGACATCCCGGACACGCCGGAGGGTTGGCTAGACGGCTTCGAGACGTTTTCGATCTACGAGGTGCTTCCGGCGATCCTCGAGCTTTGGGCGATCAACGCGCAGACGACAGCAAAGTCTAAAAAAAAATAAGACAAACTGTGCGTAAAGCAACCGGCGCGACCTTTATGCTCCGCTGTGCGGAGTTGGGACTGAGCCGCGAGGACCTCGACGATATGACGGTGGGCATGGTCTACGATATGCTGATCGAGCAAGCAAACGACCAAGAAAAGTATCCGTATAAAGCAACGCAGGCGGATATTAACCGCTTTTTTCCGAAGGGGTGAGTAGATGGCGGATCGAATCAAAGGCATAACAATTGAAATCGGCGGCGATACGACCGCACTGTCTAAAGCGCTTTCGGGCGTAAACAAAGAGATCAGCACGACGCAAAAGCAGCTGCGCGACGTCGAACGGCTGCTGAAGCTGGACCCGGGCAACGTCACATTGCTCGAACAGAAGCAGCGTCTTTTGGCGGACAGCGTCGAACAGACAAAGCAAAAGCTGGATTCGCTAAAAAGCGCCGAAAAGCAGGTGCAGCAGCAGTTTGCGCAGGGAAAAGTCTCGCAGGCGCAGTACGATGCACTGCAGCGAGAAATCGTCGCTACGGAAGCGGATTTGCGAAAAGCCGAAAAGGCGGCGTCCAGCTTGCAGGATGAAATCGCGCAATCAAAGGGCGAATCCGCTTTAAAACAACTTGGCAACGCGGCGTCCGAGACAGCCTCAGAGGTCAAGAAGATCGACGAGAAGCCGATCGAGGACGTAGAAGATGCGGCCAAGGACGCAGACGACGCGCTCGAAGAAGCGGGAGACAGTGCGTCCAGCTTCGCGGATCACCTCAAAGCCGATATACTTGTCGAGGGCATCAAGCAAATTGTTTCCGGAATTAAGGATCTGAACGAGGAAACCAAAGAGTACCGCAAGATCATGGGCACGCTGGAAACCTCCAGCGAGGCGGCGGGATACTCCGCGGAGGAGACAAGCGAGGCTTTTTCTCAGCTTTACCGGGCGCTTGGGGACGATCAGTCCGCTGCCACAACAACGGCGAACCTGCAGGCGATCGGTGCGTCGCAAAAGGATATAAACAGTCTGATTTCGAGTGCCGTCGGCGCTTGGGCGAAATACGGGGACAGCATCCCGATCGACGGTCTTGCGGAATCGATCAACGAAACAATCCGCGCCGGGCAGGTGACGGGCACCTTTGCGGACGTCTTGAACTGGGGCAGCAAAGAGGGCGAGACTTTCGGCGTAATGCTCAAGGAAAATACCGAGGAAAACGAGGAGTGGAACAAGGCGGTGCAAGAAGCTTCCAGCGCCGAAGATTTTTTCAATCTCGCCTTGCAGGACGCCGAAACGCAGGCCGACCGGACAAACCTCGTCTTGCAGGCTATGGCCGATCAGGGCCTCAGTGATGTCGGCGATGCATGGTACAGCAACAACAAGGACATCGTAGACGCCAACAATGCGCAGCTTGAATTTACAAAAAAGGCAGCCGAGCTTTCGGAGCGTGTGCAGCCTGTACTTACAGCTGTTCAGGAGGGCATAAACGGCATTCTGCAGGCGATTTTGGATGCAACGGCAGGCATCGACATGGATACTATCGTTGGATACGTCCAGAGCTTTTTTGATGCGGTGTCGAACGTCGTATCCTTTTTGATCGAAAACAAGGAGATCGTCATCGGTGTAATCGGCGCGATCGGTCTCGCGCTGACTGCGCTGAAAATCGTCGAATTTGTGCAAAGCGCGATAAGTGGTATTTCAGCAATTTCCAGTGCGCTGTCATTTCTTGCAGCAAATCCCGTCGCTCTCGCTATCGCGGGCATCGTCGCACTGATCGCGGTGCTAGTGTTGATTGTCACAAAGGGCGAAGAGATCAAGGCGTGGCTGGCCGGTTTTAACGAGTGGCTGCAAGGCGTTTTTGCTACGGACTGGACGGAGATTTTCGGACCCGTCTTAGGCAATGTGCTCAATGGATTTTTTGCGCTGCTGAAAGGCATCTGGGACGGCGTTTATCAGATTCTCAACGGTGTAATCGATTTTATTCAAGGCATTTTTACAGGCAACTGGGAGCAGGCATGGAGCGGTGTGCAGCAGATCGTTTCGGGCGTGTGGGACACCATCACCGGGGTGATTACAGGCGCGTGCGACCTGATCGAAGGCATTCTTTTGGGGCTGGATAGTTGGCTGCAAGGTGTCTTTAAAACGGACTGGACGGAGATTTTCGGACCCGGTCTGGGCGACATTATCAACGCTTTTATGAAAAATGTCGAAAACACATGGAACGCGATCAAGAGGATTTTCGGCGGCGTGATTGATTTTATCAAAGGCGTTTTTACGGGCAATTGGGAGCAGGCATGGCAGGGCGTTGTTGATATTTTCGGAGGTTTGTTTGACAGCCTCGTAAACATGGTAAAAGCGCCGCTGAACGGCATCATCGGGCTTTTGAACGGCGCGGTCGGTGCGATTAACAGTTTGATCGGAGGTTTAAACTCGATCAGCTTTACGATGCCGAAATGGCTCGGCGGCGGGCATTTCGGACTCAGCATCCCGTATATCCCGAGTATACCGTATCTGGCAAAGGGCGGCATCCTCTCGCAGGGCTCCGCGATTGTCGGTGAGGCCGGACCGGAGCTGCTCACAATGATGGGCAACCGCGCTATGGTGCAGCCGCTCACTAACAACACAACCAACCAGACCGACCTCGGCGGCGTCAATATCACGGTATACGGCGCGCCGGGGCAAGACGTGCGGGCGCTGGCGGACATCATCATGGACGAGATGCAAAACGCGACGGAAAGAAAGGCGGCGGTTTTCGGTGCATAAATTTTGGTTTGCCGGGCATTGCTGTCGCGAGTACGGCATCTATGTGAGCGGCGAGAATACATACAACGGCCCCGAAAGGGGCTATGAGCTTGTGTCCATCCCCGGGCGGTCCGGCGATCTAATCCGAGATAACAAGCGGTATAAAAACATTACGGTTTCTTATCCCGCTTTTATCCACCGCGATTTTCTGCGGAACACGGACGCGGCGCGCGCGTGGCTTCTCGGCTCGCCGATGACATACCAAAAACTGGAGGACGACTACCACCCGGACGAATACCGGATGGCGATTTTTACCGGACCGCTGGATTTTGACACGCGGTTTTTGAACCGGTCGGGCGAAATGACGTTGAATTTTAACTGCAAGCCGCACCGGTATATCAAGGCGGGCACGTGGGCGCAAGCACTTGAAAGCGGACAAATCCTGCTGAACAACTGGGACGAATCGTTGCCGCTGATCCAGATCACGGGCAGCGGAAGCGGCGTGCTGACGGTCGGCGGCGTCACCGTGACAATCGACAGCATGGACGGCAGCCTGACGCTGGACGCCGAAACCCAAAATGCCTACAACGGCCTTGAAAACAAAAACGGCACGATCCGCATCGCCGGCGGCGAGTTTCCGACCGTGCCCGCCGGTGAAACGCGGGTTACTTGGAGCGGCGGCGTCACTGCGGTGGAGATCACGCCGAGATGGAGGGCATTATGAAACCGATCCTTTTTTCGTCCACCGCGACGGAGTTTAACACGCAGGGGCTCGGCGTCCTGACGGATACGATCAGCTGCACGTCCACCGAGGAGCGCAACAGCGCCTTCGAGCTGACGATGCAATACCCGGACACCGGCGTGCATTTCGGCGAGATCACGGACCGCTGTATCATCTATGCGATCCCGAGCCCGTACCGGTCGCCGCAGCCTTTCCGCATCTACCGGATCACGCGTCCGATGGACGGCATTATCATGGTGTACGCGCGGCACATCACCTACGACCTCTCCGGAGTGCCGCTCAATCCGTTTACAGCGATCAACGCACCGGATGCGCTTTCAAAGCTCAGCCTCAACGCGGCGGTGGATAGTCCCTTTACTTTTTGGACGGACAAGTCTACCGTCGCGTCTTTTGCTGTCTCGACACCGTCGTCGACGCGCTCGGTTCTCGGCGGTTCCTCCGGCTCAATCCTCGACGTGTACGGCGGTGAGTACGAGTGGGACGGCTTTACCGTCCGCTTGTACGGCCATCGCGGAAACGACAACGGCGTCGTGATCAGCTACGGTAAAAACTTGACAGACATCGAGCAGGACCGCAACATCTCCAACGTGGCGACCGGCATCTATCCGTATTGGACAAACGCGGAGGGTGCGCTCGTGACCTGCGACCCTAAGATTGTCAACGCGCCGGGCACATACGACTTTACGCGCGTCGTTCCGGTGGATTTTTCCAACGATTTTGAGGGGCAGCCGACGCCGGCACAGCTGCAGGCGCGTGCGGAAAAATATGTCGAGGACAATAAAATCGGCATCCCAAAGACAAGCATCACGGCGTCTTTTGTCCAACTCGAGCAGTTTCCCGAGTACGAGGATCTCGCGCTGCTTGAAAAGTGCGACCTGTGCGACACGGTGACGATCCGCTACCCGCAGCTTGGCGTGGAGGCGAAGGCCGAGATCGTCAAGATCGAGACGGACGTGCTGCTTGAGCGGTACAACTCGGTCGAGATCGGAGACGTGCGCACCAACATCGCGGACACTATCGTCGGGCAGCAACAGGAGATCAAGCAAAAACCGAGCGAGACTTACTTGCGCGAGGCAGTGCTTGCGCTTACGGAGACCATCCTCGGCGCATCCGGTGGCGCGGTGCGCCTGCTGGATACCAACAGCGACGGCATGCCGGACACGCTGTACATTGCGGATGATCCGGACCCGACCAAGGCGCGCAAGGTGTGGCGCTTTAACCATGAGGGCTGGGGCGCGAGCAAAAACGGCTACAACGGCCCGTTTTCCTACGGAGCCACGCTGGAGAACGGTATGGTCGCCGATTTTATCACAGCGGGCACCCTCAACGCCGATCTCGTCAACATCGTCAATTTGATCTCCGACCATGTGGTGAGCCGAAACGGCAGGTTTGAGATGGACCTGTGGGCGGCGGTGCTAAAACTGATGGAAAACGACAACCTGCGCGTGCGCATCTACTCGACAGGCCAAGGCGCAGGCGGCCTTGTGCAGGTCTTTTCCGGCACCGTGACAAATGATGGAGGCCTCGGCGAGGACGCCGCTTACTCGTATCTCGGGCCGACTGGAGCAGGCGTCGGCGAAAAAAGCGACGGAAGCTATACCGGGACGATTAAAACCGGGGCGCTGGTCGTCTACAACACGGTAAAAACCGAAAGCGGAAACGCGATCCTGTCCGTGCAAGACGGGCAGCGAATCGGGCACTTTGACCGGCTCGCTATCGGCGGAAACGCAGATTTTAGTGTGTCGTGGGTATGGGACGCGCAGCTCGGCCGCTACGTGCTCTGCAGCAATAACTCGTAGGGGAGGACGATAAAAAATGCCAATTGAAACAACGGCGGCGCTGCGCGTCGACCTGCTCGACCCGGGCGCGCCGCAGATCATCCACGCGGTGCAGGACGACAGCAACAGCCGCAAGATCGCTTTTAACATCTACGCGGGCGGCGCGCAGTGGGCTGTGCCCGACGGTACGCTTGTGACCGTCCGATACAAAAAACCGGACGGCACCGCGGGATTTTATGACACGCTGCCTGACGGCAGCACGCCGGCGGCGACGATCGACGGCAACGTCGTGACCGTGGCCCTCGTGCCGCAGGCCTTTACGGTGTGCGGAAACGTGCCGGTACAGATCAAGCTGTACGATAGTGCGGGCACCAGCATCGCGACGTTTGCGGTCGTGATGCACGTCTCGGACAATGTCGTCTCAGACGCGGAGATCGTCTCTTCGGATTACTACAGCGTCCTGACCAAGCAGATTACTGATGTACTCGCGGCGGCGGAGGGGATCGAGGGCAACGTCACCGCCGCGCAGGAGGCGGCACGGCAGGCGGCATCTTCGGCCAGCGCAGCGGCAGGCTCCGCTACGGCGGCCGCCAGCTCGGCGAGTACAGCCTCCACCGCGGCGAGTACAGCTTCCACCGCGGCCGGGCAGGCGCAGACATCGGCAACCAATGCGGGCACGTCCGAAAATAACGCCGCTAACAGCGCGAGCGCCGCGGAAGACGCCAAGACCGCCGCAGAAACGGCAGCCGGCAACGCCAACAGCGACGCGGCTGCGGCCGAAAGCGCGAAAACGGCAGCGCAGACCGCGGCAACGACCGCGGAAAATGCGGTAGCGCCGGTGCTTGCCATATTGTCCAGCGGGGCCGGAGCACATAACTCCATCTACCGCGGCAAAAACCTCGGCACGAGCGTGACCGCCGCACAATGGGCAGCTATTGCGGATGGTAGTTTTGCCGACCTGTACATCGGTGACTACTGGACCATCAGCAACGTGACATACCGTATTGCGGCGTTTGATTACTACCTTAACAGTGGTGATACAGAATGTACTACCCATCATGCGGTTATCGTGCCGGACACTTGCCTGTACAACGCACAAATGCAAAACACCAGTTCGGGAGGATACGAAGATGGTGCGGCAAATACTACGGATGGCGGTTATATTGGCTCGGATATGTATAAAACAAACCTTGCAAACGCAAAGGCCACCATCAAGAGTGCGTTCAGCGGTCATGTGCTAAATCATCGAATCTATCTGACGAACGCCGTTGCAAACGGTCAGGCTTCCGGCGGCGCATGGTGCGATTCCGAAGTTGACCTTATGTGCGAGCAGATGGTATACGGTAGCGGTATTTTTTCTCCGGTTTCTAGCGGTAGCAATGTCCCGGCTAACTACCGTGTAGAGAAATCCCAGTTGCCGTTATTCCAACACGATCCGAGCAGAATTTGTAACCGTGCGACATGGTGGTTGAGAGACGTTATTAACGCTTCCGGTTTCGCCGATGTCGACCTCCACGGTGGTGCGTACTACATCGGCGCTTCCGGTTCTTTTGGCGTCCGCCCTGCGTTTTCAATCATCGGCTAAGGGAGGGAGAAAATGAATGAAATTTTTGTCGCGATCATCACCGGCGGGCTCGCACTTGTCGGCGTGATCATCACCAACGTCGCCGGAAACCGCCGTGCAGAAGAAAAACTCCGGATCGCGCAGGCGATCACGGACGCGAAAATCGACGAGCTCACGCGGGAGGTGCGAAAACACAATAATTTTGCGGAAAAAATCCCCGTAATACAAGAGCAAATCAAGGTTGTAAACCACCGCCTTGCAGACCTGGAGGACATCGAAAGGAAGGATCACCCATGAAAAAAATAAAGTGGAAAAATTGGATCAAGGCCGCGGGCGTCCGCGCCGTGAAAACAATCGCGCAGACCGCCGTGGCAACAATCGGAACAAGTATTGCGCTCGGTGACGTAAATTGGGCAATGGTGGCATCCGCTTCCGCCCTTGCAGGTGTGTTGAGCGTGCTCACGAGCGTTGCGGGCCTGCCGGAAGTAACGGACGAACCTACGCACGATAAAATCAACTAAGAGAGGAGGGCGCAGAATGGGAAACGTGAAGGAAACGAAGGAAAACGAGCTGAACGAAGAAGCTTTAAAAGAGCTCTCGAACAACAAAGGAGATGAGGACTAAATGGCATACACAAACAGCGCACTTGTAAGTCACACTCGTATCTCGCCCAACAGAAACAGCCCCAGAAAGCACGCGATTGATACAATCACGATCCATTGCGTGGTTGGACAGGTGAGCGTGGAGACGCTCGGAAACATCTTTGCCGATCCTAATCGTGGTGCCTCCTCCAATTACGGCATCGGCTACGATGGGCGTGTAGGTATGTACGTGGAGGAGCGCGACCGCTCTTGGTGCAGCTCGTCTCCGGATAACGATCACCGCGCCGTAACGATTGAGGTGGCATCCGATATGTCGGAGCCTTACGCCGTGACGGGCAAAGCGTACGCGGCGCTTATCAACCTCGTCGCGGACATTTGCAAACGCAACGGCATCAAAAAGCTCGTATGGAGCACGGACAAAAACACCCGCGTGTACCATCGCAACGGCGCAAACATGACGGTACACCGCGATTTTGACAATAAATCTTGTCCGGGCACGTACCTCTATAATCATCACGCCGATATTGCCGCCAAGGTCAATGCAAAGCTTGGTGCGGCGAGCACACCGGCAAAGCCTACAAAGCCGAGTAAGCCAAAGCCTACCTGCACGGGCGATCTGACGTATTCCGCATACGCGGGGCGCCATTGGCTCCCGCAGGTAAAAAACTGCGAGGACTACGCGGGCAACTTTGGGCAGGCGGTGGAAGGGCTTAAAATCAATGCCAAAAACTGCGATATTTATTATCGCGTTCATCTCCGGGGCGGCGGTTGGCTCCCGGAGATCAAAAACAGCGGCGCAGGTGCAGACGGCTACGCGGGCATTTACGGCGAGCAGATCGACGGCGTACAGATACGCACGCCCGTCGGCTTTGTAGACTGCCGCGTACACATCAAGGACGGCGGCTGGCTTAGTTGGGTGCACTTTGGGAGCAAGTACAATTCCGGCGCAAACGGCTACGCGGGCATTTACGGCTCGGCCATTGATGCAATCCAGATGGAGTAAGATGTTAAAAAGCCGCTAAATTATCACATTGATTTGCGAACTGTTGGCTAAAATGGCAAAATAGGCATTTTTTAGCAGTTTGCAAGCAAAGCAAAAGGCGCAGGGCTGCCGGGGTTTCCGAGCGGGCTCTGCGCCTTTTTTGTTTTTTACAAAGCTATTTGCGGGATGCTTTAATGGTTTTTGTTGTTGTATTATACGGCTCGTAAGTTCGGACGGTCGCAACGCTGATATTTAGAGCCTGTGCAATGTCCGCATTCTTCATTCCTCGGTCGTACATGTCACGTATTTGTTGCGCAATCGGTGGAAGATTATCGTAAATATTGCGCGTGATTAAGCATCTACATACCACATAGGGCGTTACGCCGTAGTGCTTAGCCGTTCCCAAAAGGCTTTTTGTTGCTTGATATGTGGAGACCACGTCATCAATGGCGATTTTGTTCGTGGGATCGGTAGGATGCTCTAATCGGTATTTAGCTAAACATTCCGGGGAGCAAATGTCGAGCTGAAACACTACCGCATCTTCGGCCGAAAACTCTTTGCCGCATACGGAGCAAAATCTAATGCTACTGGCTTGCGCACGGTCGGCTTTAATGGCTTCTCGGTCAAGGTACTCTTTGTTCCACTCGCGGGAGATGAGATTTCTTTTTTTTTGCGCCATTGAAGGCGCACACTCTGGGCAGTATCTTTGCAGTCCGCTATTAACAATGTAGTCCTTGCCACAGTTTTCGCATTGATCTATACTGCCGAGTTTGCGCCGCGGAGGATGTTGATTCCGCTTACGGCGGGAAACTCTTTCGCGTTCGGCTCTACACGTCGGACAATACCATGCACGGGGGCCGCCTTTAAATGTGGTTCCGCACGTGCGGCATGTACGATCTTTAAGCTTAACAGCAAAATTAGCTTTTGATTTTGCTGCGCACGCTTCACACAAAAATTGATCTTCATAGCGGCGTTCAAACGGCGCGCCGCATTTAACGCACTTTCTTGTCGGCATCTTCGTTCCTCTTTTTCTCAAATCTCAAAATCTTCGCCGTACTTCTCGTAATGCTTATCGCAATAAGCATTATAAAATTCCTGCTCATCTTCAATGCCCTGCGCGTGAAGTTCTTCACGGATTTCGTCGTCCATCATCATAACCGCTGCTTCAAAATCGATCGTGTTGCCGTTGTAGTCTTTAATTCTTTTCATTTTGGTTTCCTCCGTTTGGATTGTTTTTATTTTGTTTGTCTTTCCTTTTGACATCTATATTATACATCTACAGCTATATAAAGTCAAGTACTTTTTCAAAAATTTTTTAAAAAATCTTGATTTTTTTCGCAAGACAAGCTATACTATTAAGCGTTCGGATTTCCTCCGAACATGTCGCCCTGGAAACGGGGCGTAGGATTGAAATGAAATTGTTTTTGCCGTCCTTTTGACAATTTCGGCACAAACAGGCAAAACCCCGGTAGCTGATTAGCATACCGGGGTTTTTGCTTTTACTCGTCGATTTCTCGCAAATCCTCCGCCCGAATCGATAGGGCAGAGGACAATTTGCAGACCGTATCAAATTGAGCTTTGTTGATGTTGCGAGCTTTGCACTCATATTGCTGTATCATTCGGACGTTTACGCCGGACTTGCTCGCTAATTGGGACTGAGACAATCTGGCGGCTAAACGTAATCGCTGTAAGTTTGTCATTTTTTAGCTCCTTTACTCGGTGGATCGTAGGCAACCGGCATAGCGTCAAATGCTTCAACCGGCAAATCTGCGGCGCTATCAAAGCTATCTATAAGCTCTTCGGCAATACATCAAAATTAAACTCTCATAAGGTTTTCCCAGCTGTTGTCCGAGAAAGCTTCGAGGCGCCAATTTTCAGCGCGCTCTAAACTATAGTAACCGTCACCGTTTTCGTCGATACGGTCTTTAATTCTGTACGTGTACTTTGCGGTGCGATACTCGGTAGAGCCGGTTTCGATCATTTTCTTTGCGATAGTTTCAATTCTTTTCATTTTTGTTTCCTCCGTTGGATTGAATTTATTTTGTGTCCTTGTCCTTTTGACACTTATATTATACATCTACAGCTATATAAAGTCAAGTACTTTTTCAAAATTTTTTTAAAAAATCTTGATTTAGAAGACAAGGACGCAAAAATCAGCGTGTTGCATATCGTGTTGCATTTTGATAAAAAACGGCTTAATTACATCAAAAATAGTTTCAAAACGTAAAAATATTTTTTAGAAAAAATAAAGAAAAACCCGCATGAAATCTAAGTTTTTTAGACTTCATGCGGGTTTTGAGTTTGGTGCAGGTAACAGGACTTGAACCCGTAATATATAAGCGCAAAACCCGCATAAACTCTATATGTTTTGAAACATGTGTTGCTTTTTGTGTTGCATTTTGCTTTTATCCGTAAGATTTTGTAAATCGGTCAACGATTTTTGCATTAAAGTCCTTTTGCTCATCGGATAAAACGTGCTCGTAGATTTTGTCGAGGACATCACGGTTTTCCCAGCCGCCGCGCTGCATGATATAGAGGTCCGGCACGCCCATAGCGTGCAGGACGGAAGCGGAATGGTGTCGCAGATCATGAAAGCGGTAAGGTTTACCCAACACGCGCATGGAGAGCGTACGGAATAGGTTTGATATTGTAATAGGCGAGTACGGGCATACGCGCTCATTATCTATGCTGCGCAGCTCATCAATGATAAATTTCGGCAGCTCCACAAATCGAGTCCCGGCGGTTGTTTTGGTAGACTTGATAACATACTCGTGATTATCGTCACAGACCATAGCCTTGTTAACCATGACGCCGTTATCATGCACGTCGCTTTGCGTCAGGGCGCATATTTCGGAGCGGCGCAAGGTGCCTACAGCAGCCAATAAAATAGCCTGGTGCATATTAGTGCCCTCGGCCGCTTCCAACAATTCCTTTACTTCCGCTTCGGTGGGGATGGTGATCCTTGCCTTTTGCTTCTGGGGCAATCCCGTGGAGAGCTGGAAAGAGGGATAATATACGCCCAGCACGGCAGATAAAAGCCCATGGGCATTGCGCACGGTCTTCGGCGCATGATTTGCCGCAAACTGGTTTATGGAGCGCTGCACAGCCTCCTGCGTAATGTCGCGCAGCTTCAGCGGCATAATGTCTTGTAGGTCGTTCCGGGCACTTCGGCGGTACTCGCGTATCGTAGAGGGCGAGAGCACGTTGGTTTTACTGTCGATATAGCGCGTGTATGCCTCTTTCAAAGTCATGTCTCCGGCGGATGCGGTGCGCTGCTTGCCGTCCAATTTGTATTCCGCCGCCATGTATTCGGCTTCTTTTTTTGTTGTGGCGGTAAATGATTTGTAAATCCGCTTTCCGGTGGCGGGGTCCGTATAATCGTATAGATTCACACGCCAGTTACCGGAGGGCAGCTTTTTAGCTTTTGCCATTGTAAAAACCTCCTATTATTGAAAACCCCGTAGATACGTTTTTGTATCCACGGGATTTTGTTATTTGAGCAAACCGCCGGAAGCGGAGCGAGCCTGTATCCAGCCGCGATCTAAGTCTGCGATGTCGTAGCCAAAAAGGATGCAAACGAAAAGCACAAGAATGATGCAGATAACCAAGCAAATCCGAACGAGCCGCCGATCCTCATTGTGCTGTCGCATAAATTGCGCCTCTTGCTGCGCGAGCCGCACAATTTTATCTTCGCGCTCGAATTCGATGCTTTTTTTGAGGTATCTGATCCGCTCGTTTTCGGAATCTTCGTCCGGCAGCGGCGGCGAAACAATATCATACTTGACGGCAGCAAGGATAGACTTAAGCACAACAATGCTCGGGTCGGCCTGCCGCTTAAAAATGCGAATGATTGTACTTTGAGAGACATTACAAGCGTCCGCAACGTTTTGATAAGATAAGTTGAGCGAGACGCGTCGAGCTTCCAGTTTAGGCACAAGCGCGTCTAAATTGATTGTCGAAAAATCCATAAGAAGCACCTAATTTGTAATTTAAGTCATATATAAAGTACTGTTATGTAAAATTGAATATTTACACCACCGTTTGAGAGGCCTATTATTTAATCAAACGAAAGGCTTATCTGTAGGTGATAAGCGTGTTAAATCCCGTCCGGTTTCCCGTCATCCCCTGATTGGGAATCGAATTAAATTTTATGTCCAAGATTTCGTAGCCTTCCCTTTGCATGCAGTTTAAAACATAGTCAATTTCCGTTGTGTATTTTTCATCGCACTTAAAGACCTGATTAGCAAGCTGCGAAAAACTGTTTATCAGCACGACGTGAACCGCACCATCTTTTTGAGCTAGATATGGGCGCGTATTTGCATAGACATTTTGTGCGGTGTTTTTTTGGTATCCTGAGAACAAAGCCATAATATTTTACCTCATTTCGTATATTTACCTCATAATTTAACTGTATCATATCACTAAAAACGCACGTAGTCAACAAATAAATCAAAAATTTTTTTATAAAAAGAACGGAGTTGAACAAATGAAGACGGTAGAAACAAGGGTAGAAATCATGAACGAAAACGAGCGCCGCGAAAACCTAATCACCGAGATCGTAAAGTTATTGCGCAAACTGCCCGTGGCGGTGGTGCGGGAGATTTACGCCGTCACCCTCGAGCACAAAAAGAACAATGCCGAACATAAAGCGGAATAATGCCAAAGCAAAAGAATAATGTTAAAGCCGGGAGCTGCTGAAAGTGCGACTCCCGGCTTTTTTACTTTTCGGCCTCTTCGGCCTCCTCTGTAAGGTTTTTGCACAGCTGCTTGACAAAGGCCAAAAACGCCGGAAAAGCTTCGTCCGGCATACGGGCAATGGCACGGATCAACTGGCTTTTTGCATCATCATTATATTGCAGCCTCGCAAATATTTCCGCAAGCTCTTCTTCGCGCGTTTTTGCGGCAAACATCTCGCCGTCGCCGGTGCGCAGCCAAATCTCGTTTACACCCCATGTGCGGCATATATCTAAAATCGTGCGATCACTGGGCAACCTCGCGCCGGAACACAGCTGCGATATAAATGCTGGCGAAACATTTAGTTTATCGGCAGCAGACGATTGGCTACACTGAGTAGCATGTAAAATTGCCGAAAGTCTATCCTTAAACTCCTGCATTGTCATCACCTCCTAACACTATATATTTTAACATAGGCTGGTAGAAAAGTCAATGAAAAAAGTTAGCTAAGTTAAAAAATAGGCCTTGACAAAGTAACGACGCTAATGTATAATGTAACTAAGCTAAAAGATAAGTTAACAAACGAGGTGATAAAATGAGCGAAAAAGCAAAAGCTTTAGTGGCCGAAACCGTAGACCAGCTTAACAAGCTGCCGGACAGCAAAAAAGGCAAGGCAAAACAGATGATGGAGGCCTTCGCCGCGGGCATCGCGATCGGCGCGGAGCTGGCGGAGAAAAAAGAAAGCGGGGAGAAAGCGGAATGAGAATGGAAGACCGGGCACGAAAAGAAGCATTAAAAGTGGTACTGCCGTACATTTTAATGCTTCTCGCCCCGATTTTAGGCACGCTAATCGCGGTTTTGATGTTGTGCTTTTTTAGCTAAGCTTAAAGGCCGCCCCCCCAGCTTTACCACATGCCGCCCACCAACTGATCCTCAATTAAAAGCCATGAATATACACTCCTTTCGTCTGAACAAACATAGATACTGCATGATTTTTGCTTTGGGCGGCAGGTGGTAGGGCTGGGGACAAAAACACAAATAAAGAAAGAGGTGGTAAACAATGCCAAGATTAAAACCATCGCCCGCGGAACAGCGGCGGCAGACGTTTCGATCGATTATGCGCTACAACGCGGACCGAATGGGCCTGACGACCGACGAAAAGACCGCGAAATACTTGGGTATATCCCCGCAGCTTTACAGCTACCGTATGCGCCACCTTTCGGCGTGGTCTTACGAAGACTTGTGCAACATCTTTAAAAAACTGCGTTTCTCGCAAAGCGACATTGAGACGCTGTTTAAAAATTAGAGGAAAGGAGGCAACAACATGATCTTAGTTTTGTGCGGAAGTATCGCCGCCGGATGCGCGATCATCACGCTGGCCTACGGCGCGGAGAAAATCCTCGAAAGAGCCGTAAAGCCGCCGAGAAGAAAAAGAGCTGCCCGCCCCAGTGCGGAGATCATCGACATCGGCAAATACCGCAGCTGGCGCGACGCCGTGCGCGTGTATGAGACAGTATCGGATAGGAAGGAAAAGCAAGCATGAAAGCAAAAGGAAAGTGCCCCGGACTGCGGGAACAGTCACAGGGGCACAAAGACAAAATTACCGCTATTAGTTTAGCAAAAACGGGAGGAAAAGTCAATGGCAAAGTATAAGCAGATCATGCAGGTGAGCTTTTGCGGCAACATCGAACGCGACGCGTTTAATCTTGTTACCGTAAACGGCGGCGATGTGATGAATATGATCGGAAGATGCCTGCGAACGGAAGGCATTGAGCGCGGCAAAATCCGCATTACGGTGCTCGAGGAAATGCCAGAGGAGGCGGAAGCAAATGAAACTGTATGAGTATGCGGAGCAATACGAGGCTTTGAAGCAGATGGCGGAGGATGAAAGCATCCCTCCCGAAGCGCTCGAAGACACGCTTGAAAGCATCGACGATGAGTTTGAAACAAAAGTGGACAGCATCGCGTGCATCATCAAAGATGAGCTGGCAACGGCAGAGGCGATCAAAAAAGAGATCGACGCGCTGACCGTGCGGATGAAGCGCCATGAAGCAACAGCGGATCAGCTTAAATCCTACACCATGCAGCAGATGCAGGCGGTAGGCAAAAGCAAAATTGAAACGGCGCGCAACGTGGTCTCCGTAGCAAAAAAAGCCCCGGCGCTTGAAATCGAAAACGCCGATGACTTTATCGCATGGGCTACGCTCGACCATGAGGAGTTTATTCGCCAGAAAGCGCCGGAGATCAACAAAGTTGCCGTGCGCGACGCGCTAAAAGCGGGCGAGGAGCTCCCGGGGGCTAAATTGGTAGCCGGGTACAGACTGGCGGTGCGCTGATGGGTAACATGGATATTTACAACGCCGTGAGCGCTGTACCGGGCAGCGCACAAAAGCGGATCACCGGCGGGCGGCTCAACGGCATGACGGACATCAACCCCATGTGGCGCATACGAGAGCTGACAGAGCTTTTCGGGCCGTGCGGCATCGGATGGAAATACAAGATCGTGCGCGAGTGGCTTGAGACCGCCAGCACCGGCGAGGTGGGGGCGTTTGTGGACATCGAGCTACAATATAGGATCACGCCGGATGCGGACTGGTCGGAGCCTATTCCTGGCACGGGCGGCTCAAAGTTTGTAGCGGCGGAAAAGGGTAATAATCTGCGTGCATCCGATGAGTGCTACAAAATGGCGCTCACAGACGCGATCTCCGTAGCTTGCAAAGCTTTAGGCTTCGGCGCGGACATTTACTGGGAGGCAGGACGTACAAAGTATAACGCCGCCCCGCCGGAACAGGATGAAGAATACACCTGCGCGCAGTGCGGTAAGACGATCCGCGACGGCAAGAAAAAAGACGGCAGCACTTGGAAAGCGGGCGATATTGCGTTGTATGCGCAAAAACGGTATGACCGACAGCTTTGCTTTGAATGCTTAGGAAAAGAGATCAAAGCCGAAAAGGTGGCAGAGAAAGCTGGTGGCCTGAATGGTACAATTTGATTTTACAGCCGCCCACGTAAACGAAGACGGAGAGCTTTGTCTCAAAGTCATCAATACACCCGCCGCAAGACAGTTTGTGCTTGGTATGCGCGAGCGTATATATACGTGCGAGGTAAAAGAGTACCGGCAAAAGCGCAGTTTGGATGCAAATGCCTATTTTTGGGTGCTTTGCGATAAGCTTGCAGAGGCGACGAACCAGCCGAAAGAGCTGATCTACCGCGAAGCGGTGCGAAACATCGGCGGCAACTGCGATACGGTGTGCGTGATAAATTCCGCCGTGAACAAGCTGCGGCAGATGTGGCAGCATAACGGGATCGGTTGGGTAACGGATGTACTGCCCAGCAAAGTACGGGGCTGCACAAATGTGATTGTATACTACGGATCCAGTACATACGACAGAGCGCAGATGGCGCGTTTGATCGATAATATTGTACAGGACTGCCGGGCGGTAGGCGTGGAAACGCTACCGCCGGACAAGCTGGAAGCTCTGAAAGATGAGTGGGCAAGATGACTGGTGAGTGCTTTATTTGTGGTTGCTATGGTGTGGTCGAGCGGCACCATATATTCGGCGGTGCGCTGCGCAAGAAAAGCGAGCGCTACGGATTGGTCGTTACGCTGTGCCATAGTTGTCACAATGAGCCGCCCTACGGGGTACACCACAACGCCAAGGCGATGCAGAAGCTGCACGAATACGGGCAGCGCAAAGCCATGGCGGAAAACGGTTGGAATATCGATGATTTCCGCCGAGAGTTTTATAAAAACTACCTTTAAGGTTGTTCTTCCGTCCGCGAAAGCGGGTTGCTGATCCGTCTTAAAGGGTATGTTTCAAAATTTGAGAGGTGAGGGCAAATGCCAAACACAGATGTGGGTATCCCTTACTTTCCTTTGCAAACGAGCCTCGATGAAAAGTTTGAGTTGCTCGAAGCCGAGTTTGGCGTGCAGGGTTTTGCCGTTGTGATAAAGCTGTATCAAAGGATATACAGCCGCGGCTACTACTGCGATTGGACACCGGAGGTTGAGCTCCTGTTCTCCCGCGCGTGCGGGTTGGGTTGTTGCCCCGTCTCCGAGGTAATTAAATGTGCGACCCGCAGAGGTATTTTTAATGCTGATTTGTTGGACAAATACAACGTGCTTACCTCTAAAGGCATACAGATGAGATATTTTGAGGCAGTCCGCCGCCGCAAAACGGTGGAAGCCGTGAAAGAATATCTCTTGCTGCCGCACAACCTTTTACCGCCAAATGTCAACATTTCGAGCTTAAATGTCAACATTTCGGGCGTAAATGTTGACAGAAAACAACAAAGGAGAGTAAAGGAGAGTAAAGGAGAGGAGAGTAAAGTAAAGGAGTATGCGCAGAGCGCGGACAAGTCCGCCTCAGCGCCGGCATACCGCCTTATACTCCATGACGGCTCTTATTATCCGATAAGCAAAGAGGACATAAGCAAATGGGCTGCTCTATATCCAGCAGTAGATATAGAGCAAGAAATACGTAAGATGATCGGATGGAGCGAGGCAAACCCGCAAAACCGTAAGACAAAGCGCGGTGCATTGGCGTTTATCAACCGCTGGTTGGCGCGCGAACAGGACAAAGGAGGAGCAAGACGTGGAGAGCTTTCGCGAAATGATACCGGCGTCAATCCGTACGAAAAGTACGGCGGTACGCTCGTTTGATGACTACCGCCAGCGTCAAATCGATGTGCTTAATGCACTGCCGGGTGATCTGCCTGGCATGGACTGCCCGGAGTGCAAAAACAAAGGCGTGATCTACGCGCTCGAAGACGGCTACGAGGTAGCAAAAGAGTGCAGCTGTATGGCGGTGCGCAGATCGTGGCAGCGGATAGAGAAAAGCGGTCTCAAAGATATTATGAACCGATACACTTTTAAATCTTATGAAATCCGCGAACCGTGGCAGGAACAGATTATGCGCAGCGCGTGCGATTATTGCCGGAGCCCCGAAGGATGGTTTTTTGTCGGCGGGCAGGTTGGCGCGGGAAAAACGCATATTTGCACCGCCATTGTAGGCAAGCTGCTCCAAAACGGCAAATCGGCAATCTATGCGCCGTGGAAGCGGATTGCGGCGGAACTAAAAGCCTGCCTCAATGAGCCCGAATATACTGCACGTATGGATGAGCTGATGAAAACAGACTGCCTTTACCTCGATGATTTTTTGCGCACAGGCGCGGGCGACAATGGCAAAAAGTCACTGCCGACGCAGGGAGACTTAAACCTTGCATATGAGATCATCAACAACCGATACAACGGGCGCAAGCTGACCGTAATTTCGTCTGAACTGACAACGGCGGAGATTTTACAGCTCGATGATGCGATCGGATCGCGCATTGCCGAGCGGGCCCGGGCGCATACAAACAACATTAAGCGGGATATATCCCGTAATTACAGATTAGGAGGATTTTAAAATGAGTGCAAGCAATGGCGTACATATTATGGGGCGTATCACAAGAGACTTGGAGCTGCGGCATACGCAAAGCGGCACCGCTGTGTGCCAGTTTTGCGTGGCGGTAACACGCAGCTTTAAGGACGCTAACGGCGAATACCAGTCGGATTTTATTGATTGTGTGGCGTGGCGCAACTCAGCGGAGTTTATCACAAAATATTTTAGCAAAGGTGCGATGATCGCGCTTGACGGCGAGCTCCAGACACGCAACTATACGGACAAGGACGGCAACAAGCGGAAGGCGACGGAGTTGCTTGTGAGCGGCGCCGCTTTCACAGGCGAAAAGCGCGAGGCTGCTGCAAAACCGGCACCAACGGAAGATGATTACAGCGCTATTTATGACGATGATTTACCATTCTGAGGAGGGCGCATGAAAATCAAATTTATTATACCGGGAGAGCCGCAGGGCAAAGCCCGGCCGCGTGTAGTGCGGATGAAATCCGGGCGCAGCATGAGCTACACGCCGGATAAAACCGTGGCGTATGAGGAGCTTGTGCGGAAACGCTTTTTAGCGGAGGCACAGGGTAGGCGCTTTGCCGACGATGCACCGATAGATATAATCATCACAGCGTTTTTGAGTATCCCGAAGAGCGCCAGCAAGCAAAAGCAAATGCTGATGACGAGCGGCGCACTTTTTCCGCAGAAAAAGCCGGACTTGGACAATATCATGAAGATTGTGTGCGACGCCTTAAACGGTTTTGCTTACAGAGATGACGCACAGATCGTGAATGCGAAGATCTGTAAGCGATGGTCGTCGGATGTACCAAGTGTCTGGGTGACGATAGAGGGAGAGGAGCGTAAAAGCGATGGACATGCGCAAATTTAGCGCAACAGGCATTAAAGAGCCGTACTACATAATGCTTTCGGGGACAAATCGGCGGGCGAGCTGCCGAGGCTGCATATACCGGCGCGGGATAGGTTCTCGCGGAGACCGATACAGTGTGTGCTGCTATTGCTATGATACGGGACTCCCACGCGGATGCCCGCCCGAAAAGTGCGACAAGAAACGGAGGAAAGGTGGCGCGAGATGAAAGCTTTACAGCGATACCAAATGAGCAAAACGGAAAAAGCGGCGTTGAAAGCGGAAATAGCGAGGCAGGTGCACGATCTTGATGAAAAGTTTTCGGCCGAAATCTGTGCTATGCTGCTTTGGGCGTTGCACGAGGAATTCGGGTTCGGCGCCGACCGCCTCCGCCGCGTGTGGGACTGCGTGGCGGTGCATCGGGCGGAATTGATCAAACATTACGATATGCAGGATGACGCCGAATTTATTTTGCTTTACAAGCTGCGCCAGATTGGCGTGGACGTGGAAAAGTGGACGGCGGAACCGCAAACGCAAAAGGTGGTGCTGAAAGAATGATGCAGCGTCTGGGCCCGTGCCCGCAGAACTGCCCGAACAGATACGCAAACGAAAACGAGACTTGTCACAGCACGTGCCAAAGGTACATGAGATACAAGCTCACAAAATTGCTTGAGAGCAAGCAGCGTGCGAAAGCAATAGACGAGGTAGGTTTCCACCGCGACGTGCGGAAGGCCGTCGAGAAAAAACACGAAAGGAAGGCAAAATCAAAATAAATGGCGAAAGCAAATCAATGCGATATATGCAAAAATTTTTATGTAATTAAGTGGAATAGCGTTGAGATCGAAATAAAAAGATCTGCTTGCGTGCGAGACTATTATGATGTGTGCCCGGAGTGCGCAAAAAAAATTGAAGCCTTTATCAAAGGCAAAACGGAGGAATTAAAGTGACAACGGAAGCATTCGGCGCGATCGGATATATGATGGCGATGATGAAAATGACAAATTATAGACTCAAGTCTGCGGATGTAATCTTGCTCAAAAATAGTTGTGAGCGGCTCCACAATTTGCTGATTCAAAAAGCGGATAAACCCGGAGATGTGGATACAGGCGAATTGGATGATATTACAAACAATATTGTGGCCGGGGCGATGATTCTTTATTTTGGCGGGGGTATCGATACGATACTATCGATGAAAAAAACGCGAAAGAAAGATCAGATATGACAACAGATGAACTCATCGAAAGGTGGATGAAGCTATGAACCGAAATGATTTACAAGCTATGCTACACTACACCAATGAGGTAGCAAAAATAATTTATGTTAGCGAAGAATGTAGGCATGGTGACTGTGACAAATGCGGATATTACGGGATATGTCAGATGAACGAATTATTACACTCTCTGATAGAGCATGAAGCAAATAAATACGACGTAAAAGGAGAATTAAAAGGTGATAACGATTAGCACAAGAGATTACAACCCGGAGGAGGAATTAAAGTGACAACAGATGAACTCATCAAGGCGCTTGAGCGCATGAAATCGGAGACCGGCTCGCTGGCAGACTCCTTGTGCTGCCTCGGTTGCGGGCATGAGCATAATTGCGGCGTGCATGGGTGCGCGGTGATTCGGGAGGCGATAAAAACCGCGAAGCTGTATCAAGCCGCGTATAAAGTGCTCGAGCGGCAGCGGGACTGTGACACATGCCTTTACAACAAGCCGTGCGGAATGGATGATTTGCGCTGCACGGTCTGCACGAGAGGGCAAAAATGGAGATGGGACAGAGGAGGCATAGAATAGTGACTAAAATCATCTTGGTCGTGCTCGTAATCGCGGCGACGCTCACGGAGTGCATCGTGATGCGCAAGTCGCGGGAGTACGACGCAGCGGACAATATTGCCGGGCTTGAGCGATGTGTAAAAGCCATGGTGGTGCTTGGCTTTGTGGGAATCGCCGCAGCGGTGGCGTTTGTGGCGATGTGATAAAGATAAAGGAGATAGCGATGACAAAAGAACTTTTGGAGCAATACCCTGACATCTGCGCGGAGATTGAGGAACTTGAGCGCGAGAATAAAACGGTGATAAGCGATATAGTGCGCGGATCATCGGATGAGTTTCCGTTTACCGATCATCCGATCACCGTGCGCGGGCTTGGGCCGCAGAGATATGCCGAGCACATTGCAAAGCTCAAAGCGCAAAAGCAAGAGATAGAGCAATTTGTATTCGGCATCAAAAGCGCATGGTTGCGGCGCGTCGTGATGCTTCGTGCGTTCCATGGCTATTCGTGGGACCGGGTCGCGGCGCAGATGAGCAAAAGCGGTAAAGTTCCGGCGATCAACACACTCAAAAGCCAGTATTATGGTTTATTCAAAAATGAGTGCCCGGGCGAAAAATAATTTTGGGTTTTCGGCGTTTTTGTACCAAATGGTGCGATTTAAACTATATACTGGATAATAGAGATATTAGGTAAAGCGCCGGGGATTAGGTTCCTCGGCGCTTTTGCTACGCTGGAGGCGCCGATGGAAAAACAGACAGCTTTAGAGAGCAACGCAGAGTACGAGGCGTTTGTGGACAAATTTAAGCCTAAGTTAACGACGGATGACTGCTACACGCCGCCGGAGGTATACGAGGTGGTAAAAAATTGGGCGTGTGCAAAATACGGGATTGATCCTGCAAAAATCGTTCGCCCTTTTTATCCGGGCGGAGATTATAAGAGTTTTGATTATTCCAACGGTGCAGTAGTTGTTGACAATCCGCCTTTTTCAAAGCTCGTTCCGATCTGCGAATTTTATTTAAACGAGGGCGTGCCGTTCTTTCTATTCGCGCCGGAGCTGACGTTGTTTTCCGGGCGAAATATATTTACGCAAATAAATCACATAGTTTCCGGATGCACGGTAAAATACGAAAACGGTGCACTTGTAAAAACGGCATTTGTAACAAGCTTTGATGCACATATCGCCGCGATGACTGCGCCGGACTTAGGGCGGGCAATAGTGGCGGCACAAGAGGAGCCGAGCAAAAGCCTGCCACGATACGACTACCCAGATAACATACTGACGGGGACAATGATGCAAAAGATGGCACGCAACGGCATTAGTTTGGAGATATACCAAAAGGAGTGCGTACAGGTTAGACGCTTAGATGCACAGCTTGCCGTTAAAAAAACCATATACGGCGCAGGGCTTTTGCTTTCCGCCGAAGCCGCTGAGAAAGCGGCAGCGCAGAAAGAAGTCGCTGAGAAAGCAAAGAAAGCAAAGAAAGCAAAGAAAGCAATAAAGTGGAGCTTTTCGGAGCGAGAACTAAAGCTAATCGAGGAGCTCGGGAGGAAAGCAAAGAGATGAGTAAAAAAGCATATCGCCCGTGTCCACGCCCAAGCGGTTGCGTTTGGGATACATACGAGAGGACGGGCGAGCATTTGTGTATGCTTATGGTTTGCCCGTATGCGCTCTGCGCCGCGCGGCTGAGTATCGCGCGGTTGACGGAGTGGCGGGAGGCCGAGAAGAATGAGCGCAGCGACTCGGATGTAGGATCATGAGCTTCGATTACAACGCGCCGAGATGGCGGAGAAAGCGAGAGACTATACTGAGGCGGGATGACTATCGGTGCCAGCATTGCCTACGGTATGGGCGGCGCCGTCAAGCGACGACCGTGCACCACATCAAGCATGTGGATGAATATCCGGAGCTTGCGTATAACGCAAACAATCTCATCAGCCTGTGTGAGGCGTGCCATAACAAAATGCATCCGGAAAAAGCGAAGAACGCGGGGAGGTATGGAATATGAGAGACCACAGAGATCCCCGCCCTCATCCGACGCGCCTTCCGGGGCTAGTAGGGACCGGCGGGGGTAACTCTTTCCAACTCTGGGCAGATTTTTGACAAAAGGGATGCAGGATATGACCAAAAACAAATGGAAAAAACTGATTTTGGAGCAGATGTCTGCACTGGGGGTGCAGAAGGACGCATATGATTCCGCGGTGGAGACTTTGGCGGGAATCCTCGAGCAGCGGGACAAGACTTTCGGGGAGTTTAGAGCCTCCGGCGGAAAGTCGGTCATCGAGTACACAAATAAGGGTGGCTCGACAAACATGACGAAAAACCCGCTGCTTGTCCTTTGGGATGATCTGAACAAGAGTGCTTTGGCGTACTGGCGCGAACTTGGGATGACGCCCTCAAGCTATAAAAAAATGACGGGAGACGCGCCGCGTCTGGAAAAGCCGGGCGGACTGGCTGCGGCGCTTGCCAGCATTGAATCCGGTTAAAGGGAAAAACTGGCCGGAAGTCCTCGAGTACGCCGAAAGCATTCGGGCTGGTAGAAAAGCGGCGTGCGTGGAGTTGCGCCAAGCTGTGGATCGGTTCTTTTCAGATCTTGAAAATTCCGAGTACTGGATGGATAGCAAAGCACCTGAGTTTTGCATTCGGATCATCGAAAAAACGATCTGCCACCAGCAGGGGGAGAAGCTGGACGGCACGCCGCTGCGCGGGACGCCGTTCAAGCTCGAGCCGTTCCACAAATTCATCATTTACAATCTTGTAGGCTTCAAGCTGCGCGGGACGGACGTCGTTCGATTTCACGAAGCGCTGATTTTCATCCCTAGAAAGAATATTAAGACAAGCTTTGCCGCGGCACTTTCTTGGGCGCTCTCACTCCTTTACCGGCGCAGCGGGTCAAAGACCTACATTGCGTCGGCGGCGCTGATGCAGTCGCTGGAGAGCTTCAACTTTTTGGACTATAACATCCGCCGGATGGGTGAGGACGCAAAAAGCGGCGGGTGTGTCAAGATCATCGACAACAACAATGAGCACTCCATGGAGGCCACGCTTCCGGACGGCTCTTTTTTTATTCGCGCGCTGGCGGCGAACCCGGACGCGCAGGATTCGCTCAACTGCAACATTGCGATCTGCGACGAGATTCACGCTTTTAAAACGCCGAAGCAGTACAACCTTTTTAAGGAGGCCATGAAAGCCTACACCAATAAGCTGCTGATCGGCATTTCGACTGCGGGCGACAACGAGCAGGCATTTCTCGGGCAGCGGTTAAAATATTGCCGAAAGGTGCTGGACGGCACGGTGAAGGATGAGCAATACTTTATTTTTATGTGCTGCGCAAATCCGGACGAAAACGGGAATATCGACTACACGAACCCGGTCGTGCATGAAATGGCAAACCCGGCCTACGGCGTGAGCATTCGTCCGGATGAAATCCTGAACGACAGCCTGCAGGCGCAGAACGACCCGCAGCAGCGTAAGGATTTTTTTGCGAAAAGTCTGAACGTCTACACAAACGCGGTCAGGGCGTATTTTGACATTGAGGAGTTCCGGAGGAGCGACGCCAAGTACAGCTGGACTCTCGAGGAGTTGGCAAGGCTGCCGATCGACTGGTACGGAGGCGCGGACTTGTCAAAGCTCCACGACTTGACGGCTGCGGCACTTTTTGGACATTACAAGGGCGTGGATATTGTAATCACGCATGCGTTTTTTCCGATTGTCGCTGCGCATATCAAGGCGGAGCAGGACAACATTCCGCTTTTTGGTTGGCAGGACGACGGCTGGCTTACGATGTGCAACAGCCCGACCGTTAACCATGCGGATGTGGTCAACTGGTTCGTGGATATGCGCAAACGGGGGTTCAAAATCCGGCAGGTCGGGCACGATCGAAAGTTCTGCCGCGAGTATTTCATCGGCATGAAATCGGCGGGTTTTCAAATCGTCGACCAGCCACAGTATTTTTACAAAAAGTCGGAGGGCTTTCGGCATATCGAGCAAAGCGCAAAAAACGGCGCTCTGTTTTATTTGCACTCTGAAGCCTACGAGTATTGCGTGGAAAACGTGTCTGCCGTCGAAAAGACGGACGACATGATCCAATATGATAAGGTGCAGCCGGCACACCGCATCGATCTTTTTGACGCGTCGGTGTTTGCCTGCATCCGATACCTCGAGAGCCTTGAAAAAAACAGGGCGGCGAAGAAATGGTGGGGTGAAACTTGAGCAAGAAGAAAAGAAGCAGGCCAGCGCCGCGTGCCGAGCCGGTGCGCAGGAGCATCGCCTTTGCGGGCGCAGACCTGTGGGAATCTATCGAATGCCGGGGCTACGTGAGCCTTGCGCAGAATCCCGAGATCTGCACGGCAGTGGACACGATCGCGCGGCTGATCGCGAGTATGACCATCCATCTAATGGAAAACACGGAGACCGGTGACATCCGGGTCAAAAACGAGTTGAGTCGCAAGGTGGACATCAGTCCTAACAATAATATGACTCGCGCAGCGTTTATCCATTGGATCGTCAAGACGCTGATGCTCGAAGGGAACGGAAACGCGGTGGTGTGGCCGGAAACGCGGCGCGGCATTCTGCGCGACCTCAAACCGGTGCCGCCAGCTTTTACGGCGTTCGTTCCGGAGGGTGTGTGGGATTATCGTGTGGTGATTGCCGGGCAGGAGTACGACCCGGACGACGTGCTGCACTTTGTCCTAAATCCCGGAAGCTATTATCCGTGGAAAGGCGAGGGCTACCGCGTCGCGCTGACAGACGTCGCTAACAATCTCAAGCAGGCGGCCGCCACGGAAAAAAGTTTTATGTCCAGCAACTGGAAACCGAGCATCATCGTCAAGGTGGATGCGCTCACGGACGAATTTGCGAGCGCGGAAGGGCGCAGCAAGCTCCTGCACGAGTATATCGACACAGCGCAGGCGGGCGAGCCATGGATGATCCCGTCCGAGCAGTTTAGCGTGGAGCAGGTTCGGCCGCTCACGCTCTCCGACCTTGCGCTCGCGGATTTTGTGCAGCTCGATAAACGGACGGTAGCGGCCATTCTCGGCGTGCCGCCTTTTGTTTTGGGTATCGGGGATTTTCATCGCGACGCCTGGAACAACTTTATCAGCTCCACGATCATGCCGATCGCGAAGAACATCGAACAGGAAATGACCAAAAAGCTCCTGTACAATCCAGATTGGTTTTTCCGATTCAATGCGCGGAGCCTTTACAACTATGACCTGCGCGACCTTGCAGCGGTGGCGAACGATCAATATGTACGGGGGATTATGACGGGAAACGAGGTGCGCGACTGGATCGGACTTTCTCCGCTCTCCGGCCTAGACGACCTTGTGATCCTCGAGAACTACATCCCGCGAGGGATGATCGGAGATCAAAACAAATTGAACGGAGGTGACAACACATGATGTATAAACGCACGGCTATGGCGCGGGGCGGCGATTTTTGTACCCGTGCCGAGGACGGAAATCTCTATATTGAGGGGTATTTCGCCGTATTCGGGAGCCGGTACGAGCTCTGGAATGGCGCATATGAGACGATCGAGCCCGGAGCATTCGACGGACAAACGAACAGAGATGTCAGGGCGCTCGTTAACCACGACACGACGCTTGTGCTCGGTCGTACAACGGCGGGTACGCTTTCGCTGCGCGTAGATGAGCGGGGACTTTGGGGCAGCATCACGATCAATCAACAGGATCAGGATGCGATGAACCTTTACGAGCGCGTGAAGCGCGGCGATGTAAATCAGTGCTCTTTTGGATTTGACATCATCGATCAGGATGTCGATTACAATGACGGTGTGCCGACGGTGTGGCGGATCAAGGCTGTGAAACTATACGAGGTTTCCGTCGTAACGTTTCCGGCTTATGAGGATACCTCGGTAGAGGCGCGCCGGAAAGATTTTGAGCAGGCAGAGAAACGCAGAAAAGAGGAATGGCGGGCAAGGATGAAAAGCCGCCTGAAAGGAGAAGACAATGGCACTTAAGGCAATCATGCTGCGGCGCAGCATTGAAAAGAAGCAGGCCGAGCTGGAAGCGCTCCGCCAAAAGGACGCGGAGTTTTCCAAGCGTGAGGCTGAGCTTGAAACGGCGATCAACGAAGCAGAAACGGCGGAGCAGGAGCAGGCCGTCACCGAAGAGGTAGAGACCTTCGACGCGGACAAGACTGCGCACGAAGCAAAAAAGGCTGCGTTGGCAGGCGAGATTGAGGGTCTTGAAGCGGAGCTTTCCGAGGCTGAAGCAGCCGCTCCGACCAGAAGCAAAGAAAATTATCTCACAAAAGAAAGGACGGAAAGAAAAATGGAAACCAATATCAACATCCGCGCGCTGCCCATGAGCCGACGCGCGTTTGACGCGCTGCCGATGGAGCAGCGCAGCGAAATCGTCACCCGCGAGGACGTACGCGAATTTTTTGCGCAGTTGCGCAGCATGAAGGGCCAGCAGCGCGGCGTATCCGG